TGACATTTTATTAGTAGAACAAAGAGCAGTGGACTCTGTATGGATCAGATATGATAGTCCTGCAGCTAGCGATCTTGTTAATATTACTCACGAACCAGTTGCTATAGGAGATGAAACGCCACGAGATGCCATTCAAGATATGGTAGTTCAAGCTAATCAAACCCATTGGCAAGATGTGCTTTTTCAATCAACAGAAGATCTTGCTAAGGCAGGAGTCAAAGTTATAGGGATTAGCATTTCGTAGGGATGGTGATACATATCTTATGTAGTTAAACCTGTACATGAAGAGCACTTTTTTTAGGTGCTCTTTTTTTTTAGTTATCTTTGTAACAAATAGGATAATATGTCCTCTCCATTCTAAACAAGAATAATTATGGTTATGTTTCGCCCATAGACTTTAACCTCTTTGCCAAGCAAGCACAGCTAGACTTATTTGAAGACTATTTTTATTACATCAACAAGACTATTAATGCAGAGAATGCTCGTTTATCAGGAACAGATCACGCAGACATTGCAAGGCAGACAAATGAAGTAATAGATACGTTTACTCAATATGATATTTTGGCATTAATTGCTGGCTCTGATCAAACATTTACATTGCCAGACAATTGGTATACTTTAATTAATGTCCAATGGATATTAAAAAATTCTTTTGACCAAATAGAGTTAGAGAATGAAGCAGAAAGGGTTAGCGAGTATAGTATTCGTAGGCTATTAAAATCTAACATTACAAGTCCATCTGGTCAGTTCCCTGCGTATATCTTCTCTCAGATGGGGTTTCCTACCAGTGATTGTTGATGTAATAAAAATAGTCTTCAAATAAGTCTAGCTGTGCTTGCTTGGCAAAGAGGTTAAAGTCTATGGGCGAAACATAACCATAATTATTCTTGTTTAGAATGGAGAGGCGTTTTTCAATCAGTCTGTGGTAGGATATCAAGATTTTGAATTACCAGAGTCGGACTCTACAGATTTGGTTTATAAGATACTACAATATGCAGGTATGTCTATCAGAGAAGTTATGGCTATAAATTTTGGTGAAGCAGGTGAAAATGAAGAGGAACAAGATCAAGGGCTATTCCCTCCAACAAGAACTAAAACTAAAAAATAATGGCGTATATAACAGCATATGAGTATTACGAGAATAATGGCAATCCACCTGAAAATGCCAATTGGGGATCATATCAATATATTTCTTTAGAGGATATTATAAATAACTTCCTATTAATGTATCAAGGAAATCATTCATTAGTTAATAATGAAGAGAGGTATAAGGTTCTGTTCCACGCCAAGCGAGCTATTCAAGAATTAAATTATGATGCTTTTAAAGAAACAAAAGTTTTGCAGTTAGATGTGTGTGCTGATCTTAGATTTGTATTGCCGCCTGATTATGTAAACTGGATTAGAATCTCGCTGTGGGAGAATGGCTCGCTATTCCCGATGACAGAAAACATCCAAGCTATGTCTTCTGATGCTTATCTACAGGATAATGATTGCAGGATTTTGTTTGATATAGATGGAAATATTCTTAGACCACAAAACTCAGAGCTGGATTTATCAAGACTTAATAATACAAATAGGAGTATTTACCTTAATCAAAACAGCCCATATCATGGGCAGCAAGGGTGGAACATAGATGGGGGTTGGTTTTTTGAATACCCAATTGGTGCAAGGTTCGGGCTTAACACTGAAACTGCGAATCAAAACCCTACCTTTAGGATAGACCAAAAGGCTGGCGTTATTAATTTCAGCTCAGGGATGTCAGAAAAATCGTGTGTATTAGAATATGTGTCTGATGGTCTATATAATGGTGATAACACTAAAGTAACAGTAAACAAGTTGTTTGAAGAATACATTTATGCTTATATTGAATATGCCATTCTGAGCAGCAAATATGGAGTACAGGAGTATATAATTAAGAGGACTCAGAAGAATAAGTCAGCCTTATTAAGAAATGCTAAAATTAGAATGAGCAATATTCACCCTGGTAGACTTCTTATGAATTTAAGAGGACAGGCTAAATGGTTAAAGTAAGATGGGGAAACTATTAAGAACCTTTGTAAAGGGAAGGATGAATAAAAGCGTTGATGAACGCTTACTTCCTGATGGCGAATATATAGACGCTTTAAATATTAGAGTTGGTAATACAGAAACCACTGACATAGGATCTGTAGAAAAAACTAAAGGGAATATTGAGATAGCCACTATCTTATATCAGAATGTTGCCCTATCTGCATCGACTGTTTGCATTGGCTCATATCAAGATGGTTCTAATGATACTATTTATTGGATGGTTCATGATCCAGCCAATCCTCTATCTCCTTCAGGGAAATATGATGCTGTAGTCTCTTATAATGTTATTAATTCCACTTTAGTTTATCTGGTAGAATCCGATGATGATGGCACAGGAACAGCTACAGCCTTAAACTTCAACCCAACCTATTTAATTAATGGCATTAATATTATAGAAAATCTTTTATTTTTCACTGACAACTATAACCCACCAAGATCTTTAGATATCAATACCCCTTATTCCTTTATTGTGGACAAAGACATCTTAAATGTCATAAAAGCTCCCCCACTATTCTCTCCTGAGATAACCCTTGTTAATACTGCGCTGCAGGTTAATTACCTTCACGATAGGATGATACAGTTTGCCTATAGGTGGAAATATAAGAACAATCAATATAGTGCATTATCCCCATTTAGCACACTCGCATTTGCGACCTCATCATTTGGCATTAATATCGACAACTATACTAATAGTGGCATGGAGAATGACTTTAACGCTGTGGATATAGACTTCCTTACTGGTGGCGATACAGTGGAGGGCATAGACATATGCTTTAAGTTTGCTGATGACAATTACGTTAGAGTAGCAGAAAAGTTAGACAAGGGGGTTTTAGGCTTACCTAATAGCACCCCAGCACAGGTAGCAACTGGCGTAACCAATCAATCCATAACTTTTGACAACAGTAAGACTTATACTATTCTTCCTGAATCAGAAATACTAAGGCTGTATGATAATGTTCCACGACTCTCTCGTGCTCAAAGCATTGTAGGCAATAGGCTAATGTATGCTAACTATTTAGAGGGGTATGATTTATTGACCAGCGATGGATCAAAAGTAAATCTAGATTACTATGTGGAGTGGGATGGAGCATCAGTTAATTATATTGAGTTCCCTGTAAGTTATGATAATGCTCTTAATAATATTTTGGGATGGGGTGCGCCACCAACCACCTTCACAGACCAGATAGCTAATTTTGATTTAACTGGAGTAGGTCTTACTGCTGGAACACAACTTTATTTCAGGCTCAATATTGAGCATTCGCAGTGGGTGCAAAATACTACCTGTGCAGTTGCAGTTGTCCCCCCCAACATTGGCTCTGGAGCTTTCACTATTGACTTGACCTACACTTTGCCTCAAGACTACGCCACCATTTACGACTTAGCAACTAGCGATGACTTTTTGTCAGCAATAGGGCAGGGATCATCAGGAGTAAACCCAAACATAACATATATTGAACCTAATCTATTCCTTGCCTCTAATGGGGATGGAAACTGGAGTGGGCATAGATCAGGGTATACGGGGATTGCAGGGCAAGATGCCATAGAGGTTATTTCTAGCCCAGGATCAAGCAGTATTGGGTTTAGGATATTAGGGTTGAACTTCTTAGAGGTGGCGGTTAGTCTGTCTCCATGCATGGCAGAATATTTTCAAATTACCAGTGCTGAAGGAAATTCACAAGCTCCAGGGGGAAATAAAAGCCTGCATAGCGATAGGAACTATGAAGTGGCGATGGAGTATTTAGATAAATATGGGAGAGCCACTACCGCATTGGTAAGTATAAATAATTCTTTTTATGTTCCCTGTGTAGCATCTGCATTTAGGAATAGAGCTATAATAAAAATACCGACATCACAAATAGCTCCTGCTTGGGCAACGCACTATAGGTTTTTAATGAAACCTGATCGATATTTATATCAAACCATATACGCCAATAACTGGTATACTGAGGTGGGGACAAATGACACATGGATACAGCTAGAAGGCGAGAATCAAGTTAAGGTAGAGGTAGGAGCTTTCTTGCGTGTAAAAACTGATATTAGCGGTGCTATAGGTGACTGTTGTATTGTAGAAGTTTTAGATAAGCAAAACCAGCAAAGAAACTTTTTAAGTGGCGATGATCAAATAACTCCTGAAACAATATTTGAGAGGCAAGGTGTATACATGAAACTAAAGCCTAACTGCTTTGATACCGAAAAAGAGCAGACTGAGGTCTTTACTAATGGAACAATAAAAGTAAACAGCAAGAAAGATAAAGATAATAGGATTAATGATGGTACTGGAGCAGAGGAATATTTGTTTGCCAACTACGAAGTTTTTTCTGGTAGTGGGGCAACAGCCACTAGATGGACAATAGGTGAGGGCGATCAAGTACAAATACTGGTAAATGTAGAGAGAGAGCCTCAAAAGAAATGTAAAGATACCTGCGGAGCAAAGTTGACACTTATGGATGTAAGTATAACTGCCTCTGCTGACTACACTAATGTGAAAGAGTTTTTTGAGGGGGAAGGCTTGCCAGCTGCGTGGGCAAACTCACCCGATCAAAGTATAGATTGCATAGATGACTCAGGATCTGGTATAGCCACTTATTACCCTACTCTTGGGCTTGGGAGTGGAGTGCCAGGCGCATTTACTCCTGCTGCACCAACCACTACGTCCAATGCAGATCCAGGAAATTCTATGATACAATTCTTTCAAGTGCCTAATGTACCTGAAGATTATTTAATTATGAGAGTAGTTGGGGGATATCCATATTGCTCTGGCAGAAAGAAGGGTAATAGGCTAGAGGTTATGGTGCGTATTACCAGAAACCCCAATATTTTAGGGTTTGAGACGATTCCTTTAGATGCCAATGCTGATTTGTATTATGAAGGAAGCCAAACATATCAGCTAGCACCAGATGGCACACATTTAGGCGTTCCTTCAAATGGAGACACCAACCAAACATTAGCAGTAGAAGGGATAATAAACCTAGACTTTTTTAATTGCTTTACGTTTGGCAATGGCATAGAAAGTTTTAGAGTATTAGATTCTTTAAGCCAACAATTTTTCTTGTTTGGTGGCAGAACAAATGCTGTGCTAAACTCAGAGTATAAAGAAATAAGAAGGTTTGCTGATATAACCTATAGTGGCACATACCAGACTGAAGCCAATATAAATAGACTCAACGAATTTAATTTAGGATTATCAAATTATAAATCTTTAGATCAGTCTTTTGGAGATATAGCGGTGATTGATGGAAGGGAAACAGATGTGCTGGTGCTGCAGGAAGATAAGATATCTTATGTTTTGGTAGAGAAAAACCTATTAAGCGACTCAACAGGGGGGGGAGCAATAACATCCGTACCCGAAGTGTTAGGAAAACAAATAGCTAGGGTAGAAAACTTTGGTATAAGCTTTAACCCTGAAAGTTATGTGAAGTGGGGAGCAGAGAAGTTTTTTACTGATGCCAAAAGAGGTGCTGTATTAAGGCTCACTGGACAGGGGCAGGCAGAAAAATTAACTGTTATTTCAGACGCAGGTATGGATTCGTGGTTTAGAGA